TTTTTCTATAGGCTTATTACATACTTTGAAATCTGGAAAGTTAAGTTTATACGTTTCTATAGCCTTTTCGTTTATATCGTTACTGAATACAGTTTGGAATATTTCTGATTCCCTTTCAAAGCCAAGTCTAATGTCTCCAACACCACAAAAAAAGTCCCCTATTCTAATGTTAGGCATGTTTTATATTAAACATATAATAACCTTTTCCAAATAATTCTATCTATATTTCTAGAAAAATAAGAGATTTTTTCAAAAATAAATTTAACCTGAAATTGTCTATATTTAATATCTACAACTTTATTTCTTCTATATACAGCTTCATTATAAATGAAATGATTATTACATAGTTTTAATGCATAACATTCGTCATGTTTTTTATTTTTGAGTATATATTCCTTATCTATATTTGGATTTCCAAAAAGATTATTAAAATCCCAATCTTTATCCGGATTACTTTCTATGATATCTAATGTTATATTGGGATTTTCTGATAATATTTCCCAAACTCAAGGAAGGTCTGGATTATTTTTTATCATTTCCCATGTTATAGAGCTATTTTGACATAAAATATCCCAATTCAATATATCTTTATACTTTATTAAATCTCTTTCAGAGAAAATAAAAAATTCGGCAAAAAATTCATAGTCCACATCAGAATAAAACATGTCCATGTTATAATGTTTCTCCAATAACTCTAGAGTATTATTTGGATTAAGGTGTTTGGATTCTTCTGACCAAGGTAATTCTGGATTATCTTCCATATCTTTCCAGGTTATTCCTTTATTTTGAGACAACTCAACCCAATCCCAGCTTTCATTTTTATATTTTTTAATTATTTCAATATTTATATAGGGATTTTGTGAATATAAATCAAATGGAAAATCCGATATATCTAAATCAACCCCTATTTTTATATTTGGATTATGAGTATAATACATATCCAATTCTATCGAAGAATTATATTTTAAAATTTTACCTGTAATATGGGGGTTTCCACTAATAATTTGACTACCCTGTGGATGATATAAATATTTTTTAATAAAATTCCAGTTTACATTTGGGTTCAAAATTAATTTTTCCAAATTTAAATCTTCATCATATTTTTTATTTATAATATTTCGGAAAAAATTTTTTCCGCCTTGTTTCCAATTAACATACTTCTTTTTTTCATTAAACATTATTTTAACTATTATATAGTTTTAATTTTTTTCAATTTATTTTCTTCTTGTTTTACAGTTTTTCTAAACATTTTTTGTTTTTGTATAAATTCTGTTTGTTTTTTCTTTTTTATTTTTCGAGTTTCTATTATCCTCTCTTTAGTTTTGTTAAAAAATAATAAATCGGATAGTGTATACATAAGAGAATTATCTTCATTCAAAAAGTATATTTCTTCATGTGAAAAAGGACTTCCTATAATTTTTTTATTTTCTCGAGTATAATAATATTGATCCTCATAATCAACAAATACCCCGTGTTCCCATATATATTGAGATTTAGAATTAGTTTGCTTTTTCAGAGATTGAGAAATTCTATGTTCAGGTTCTCCAGTTAAATTATTAGCTTCAGATATAGATGAATAAATATTTATAAAATTTCGATTTAAATCCAACTGAATAACTTTTTTTAGTTTTTTATTTAAAGATAACGTCTTATACGCATGTTTCATATTTTCAGACTGTGTGCACCATTCTAAATTATCTTTATGATTATTAAAACCATTTCCATCTTTATGATTAACTTGTAAATTTTTGTAATCTTTCATATTAGTATAGCCTGGTATAGGATGAAACGCATAGCATACCAATCTGTGAACATACATTCTTTTATTATTCTCAAATGTCAGATAATAATATTTTTTTCTTTTTGTAAAAGCTAAAAAACGTCTTCCATTAAATATTTCCCCATTCTCATATATTTTAAGATGTTTTGATTCTGGAATTTTTTTGTATTCTAAATGGAAAAAACGATCTTCTTCCCAGTCTATTTTTTCTTTATATCGTTCGCTACGTTTATATTCTTGAGTTTGACCTTGTTTTGGTATTATTTTTAAATTATCTAGTCTACAGTTTCCAGAATTATTATCTATATGTTTCACAATACATTTCTGAGTATCTAATAAATCATAATTTTCTATTTGGAAAGCTTTAGCTACTAATCTGGCTAAATAGCAATGTTCTCCATTTATAAAAACCCTGTATTTCTCGTCAACAGATGTTATTTTACCTTCGATATTTCTAAATCTTCCTAAATTAGATATATAACCACCTGGAATAGTTTTCCAAACCTCTCCTTCAATATTGTTATCAAAATCTTTTATATCTGCTGGTTTTTCTCTCCGGATACTCATATTGCATGTTCTACATCCAGAACGTTTTGTATTTGCGGATGTAAAACAATCAAATCTTTTTTCTTTTTCAGCTCCACACTTACAAATATATTTAATATACAGTCTGCTTTTTAGTTTTTTACCATTTTTTTCTTTTTTGTAATAAGATTTTATTAACTTACACTTTCTGTTTTCGACTTCTAATAATTGATCTTTATTTAATTTAATTTCTGTAATTTGATTAACCATAAATTTGTTTTTTATCTATAAAAACAAATGTTTAAATCAATTTTTTTCTTTATAAAACGGGGAAACCAAGGGCGCCGCCCGAGATACGTATGATGTTGTTGTTAACAACCGTAACGATAAACTTGTAGGTCTGAGCCGAAGACTGGCCATCAGCATACGAGCTTCCACCATTGGCACCAGAGATAGCAGCAGGCGAAGCGTTAGGCATGACGCTGACGTTAGTGAGCTTACCATAGTTAGTAGAGCCCTTGGGATCTAGGCAGATAAAGTCAAGGGAATACGAATACATGTGGTAACCAGTCTCAAGGGGAATGACGGGAGCGTGATACCAAGGCTGGACAAGCGAGTAGTAGTCAGAGCCCATATTAGCGAGACGAGCAGTGTTCTCATAAGTAAGAGAGGTAACACTGATAGGATCAAGAGCAAGGGCAGGGGTGAAATCAACAACTGCAGAGCTGACAGTGGGGGTAGCTGCGGTGTAGTTGCTCCACTGAGGGGCGACAGTGGTATTTCTGACAGCGAAAAAGAGAACCTTGATAGCATGCGAGAAACGGAGATCGTAGGAGGGGGTGGCGTTTTGGAGAGGATTGAAGGTCTGGATAGGGGCGGTCTGACACTGCTCAATAAGGATATTACGAGGAGCACAGGCCATACGCTTACGTTCGTCGTTAGATACGATAGCATAGTTAGCCCAGGTCTGGACGTTGGAAAGCTGAGGAGCACCATTGACAAGCTGAGCGGCAGTAACGGGTCCGGAGGTAGCCGACGCACCAGGAACAATGGTATCAAGAATGAGAAGGTCGCTCCAGTTGCGGAAGGTGTAGGTAATTCTCATCTCGTTATAGGGGAGAGCAGCCGTCGGGAGGGCAACACCACTATCACGAGCGAAGAATAGGGGGAGAGGAAGGTTAAGAATATAAGAGGGGATAGGATTCGAGGGAGCATGGGGATTAATCATTTCATCGAAATCACCAATCATATTGTTGTATCCGTTTCTCTTGCCGGCAGGGACTGTGAAGGCAGCCCAGAAGTCAAGGTGATAGTTATCAAATCTGGCAGCGGTAAGGTCGTTAAAGGTTATGCAACATTCCGCGATAAGATTGTGCATAAAGTTACGAGTCCAGCGGAGGCGAGAAGTCGACTCGCTGATACCGGAAGTAGCAACATTAAGCTGAACCGAGGGAACAGTGACACGAAGCCAGGCAGCAAGAAGGTAATCACCAGCACGCGAAATATTTACGGAGTGCTCAGTACCGAACTGACCTTCACCGGAGGCACGGCTAAGGACAACGGGAACCTGGGTAAACCAGGTAGCCTTACGGGTCTCACGGACGAAGTAGGCGGTAGCATTCGGACCACCATAGAGATACTTCTCTAATTCATCATAGGTCGCGAGGTCTATGAATCCCGATGTTATGTTAGATGTGCAGATCGACATGTTTTTTATATCTAGCAATATAAAAAAAATTTTTTTTAATTTATTTTTAATGATACCTTTAAACCAAATTATATACAGAATCGCCTTATATTTTATATAAATAAAAAATTAACCACAAATTAAATTGAAAAAATATTTTTACAAAAATACATCCTTAAATGAAGTGTAAAAAATGTGGTAAACATGAAGGTGTATTTGGAGATCCAGAAGATAAAGAAAAGAAATTATACTGTATAAAGTGTAAAGAAACCAATCATCTAGATTTGAAAAATCCTAAATGTAAAACATGTGGTAAACGAGCTACTTTTGGAGTTAAGGGGACAAAAACGGCATTATATTGTGCAATTCATAAAGGAACCTGTGTAAACGTGTCTAATCCAGTTTGTATAGCAGAACAGTGTCCACAAAGGGCAAGTTTTGGACTTCCGGAAGGCAAAAGGTTATACTGTTCAACTCATGCCAAACAGTTGCCAGATGCTGATAATTATGTTAATTTAACAGCAGT